TCTGTGAAATAGACGCGGACTCTTCAGCAGCAAAACCAGATAAAATAGAAAGCATTAATTCACTTTCCATATCACCTGTATTCAGATTTTCTTTCTCGAAATAAATATAAACACCGATATCCATTAGGTGCCTTACCAGTTCTAGGCAATCCGTGGTATTTCGTGCAAAACGACTGATGGATTTGGTGATAATAAAATCAATCCTATTACTTTCACAATCACGAATCATCCGGAGAAGTTCAGGTCGTTTTTCCTTCTTGGTGCCTGATATCCCTTCGTCATAATAAAGCCCGGCAAATTCCCATTCTGGATTGGATTTAATATAGTTTTCATAGTGTTCCCGCTGAGCTTTAAGGCTTACCAGCTGGTCATCACTATCCGTTGAAACCCTTGCATAAGCGGCAACTCGAAGTTTGCTTTTTGATGACTGTGATTTGGGCAGTTCATCTATTTTCGTTATCTTTTTCATCATCTCACCTCACTTTCTGCTATTACATATATCACTCTAAAAGGCAATAATAGCAAGTGTTTCAGGGCATTATCTCGGCTAACTTCGGAGAGAATTTCTGGCGGTTTAATGCTGATATTTTGTGTAGTTCATCTTGCGTAATCTTGCCCTCTTTATAGAGCATGCCAACAATACTCTCAGCTATATAAAAGTCATATTCTTTCTGTAACTGTTCTTCTGATATCGGTTCTGTCTCACCCTTGATAGGAGAACCATCTTTCACTTCAATAATGTTCATAGAAAAACACCTCCTACCTGGTAGCCACGGCGGGAGGTGAAATCTGATGTTTTAACTAATCTTTTTTATAAAAATCGCATTCGTAGCCATCGGCATCAAGGAGCAACCCCTTTGCCCAGGGAGGGACTCTACTCATCTGCTGGCACACCCTATCAAGTGACATGCTATGATCCGCCTCAATAATAACTTCATCATGCACATGAGCCACAATGCGGTAAGAGCTTAGAGTCTTTATGGCATGCATCAAAATATCACGAGAGATTGCTTGGACAATGTTTTCTACAAACTTAGGCCCATAGCTTTCAAGTCGATCCCATTTTTTAGTAGCACCGACACCTTCGTAAGTGACCGATTCACCACCGAAGATATTCTCACCAATCTTTGGTTTAACATAGGCAAGCTGCCTACCAGAAGGAAGCACAATAAAGAGCATTCCACTCCTGTAATGAAACTTGATATTTTGTGTTTCTTGAGATTGCTTTTCTTTGATGCACTTCTTAGCAGCTCTATCCACATCCCACCAGAATTTTACGATGTATGGATTGGCCTTCCTCCAGGCATTAACCAAGGGTTTTAATTCTTCCTCCTCAAGGCCCATATCCAGTGCGCCCATAGCCTTTAAAGCTCCCACTGATCCACCATAACCTAGGGCCAGTTCTGCGATCTTGCCTTTCTGCCTTAAATGCCCATTCACACCATGCTTTTCTACAGGGACACCAAACATCTGTGATGCGGATGCACAATAAATGTCACCGCCGCTTGCAAATACTTCACTTCTCCAATCTTCACCCGCAAGCCATGACAGCACACGAGCCTCAATGGCAGAAAAGTCGGCAACAATAAACTTACAGCCTTTCTTTGGCACAAAAGCTGTCCGAATAAGCTGTGAAAGTGTATCTGGTATGTCTTCATAGAGCATTTCAAGGGCTTCAGAATAACCATTTTTTACGATGCCTCGTGCCTCTTTTAAATCCAGCATATGGTTTTGAGGTAGGTTCTGCAGCTGCACTATTTTTGAGCTGAAGCGTCCTGTACGATTGGCACCCAGAAAAGTAAACATGCCCCGAATCCTGCCATCACAGCAAACTGCATTTTCCATTGCAGCATATTTCTTAACAGAGGACTTTGCCAGTTGCTGACGGAGTTTAAGCACTTCAGCCAAATGCTCTGGTGCGTCCTTCAATAACTCTGCCACAGCCTTTTTACCGAGGGTATCTGTTTCTAGACCATTATCAGCCAGCCAGTCTTTCATCTGCTGTACTGAGTTGGGGTTATCAAGTTCTGTTATTTCCTGCATTTGATCCATTAGCTTGGTGCGTGACATCTCATCCATAGTAATGGCCTGTTTTACGAAGTCCAAGTCTACCTTGATGCCTCGATCATTGATTTCCTGGTCAAGATGGTACTCATGCCATATTTCATCCGGGACAGGAAACTTGCTAAGCCTCTTTTGTATCTCAATTTCCGTTTCAACATCTCGCTTGTTATAGCCCTTAAAGCTCTGCCATTTCTCCTCATCGTCACCTTGTAGATTACGCGTTCTACCACCGTTTGTTTTAGTAGGCGTACACGGCATACAAAAATATCTAATAAGATCTTTACCTTCTGTCAGCTTCTGCTTTTCAAGACCAAGGACTGCACCCACACCTACTAAGGATAACGGAAGCCCCATATAGGCAGACCATACCATTGAGCATTTCCATGCGGATGGGTTTAGATATTTTCCACAAGGGTGTCCAAGATATCTGGATAGACACACACGCTCAAACTGAGCATTAAAAGCCCACTTGGTAATCTCTTCATCAGTCAAGGCATCCAGTATGATCTGTGGAATCCTTTCACCTTTTGCAAGGTCAACCACCACCACCTCTCCACCGTCAACAGAATAACCAAAGAGCAGTATTTCAAAATCATGGCTTTCGCAGTATCTGTAAATTCCTGATTTTTGCAGATTCACTGAAGAATAAGTTTCTAAATCTATACTAATAGACTTCATTTTCCATTAACCTCTTCTCTTCTTTATTTCTGACACTAATTGCTGTATCTAAATCTTTAAACCAACCAAGATATCTGCGACACTTATTATATGAAATAGAAACTTGGTAACCTCCAGTATGTTTTGAAACTCCTGGTTTCCCAGTTTTGTTATCACATCGTATTGGCCTACGAAAATCGACTTTGCCATTACTATAAGCATGTTTAAAATTCTTTTCTCTAGTAGACCATTCTAGATTTGACACATGATTATTTTGTTTATCAAGATCTTTGTGATTCACTTCATATTCGTCGGTTTTAGGTTGTGGCAAAAAACAATCCGCAACTAACCTGTGAATGTAAAAACGTTGTTTTATTCCCCTATAACTCAAAGTAATGCCTTGATAACCGCGACCAGAAGTTTTAGGAGTTAATATACGTTCATGAAAATGAGAATAAACTCTTCCATAATTACTTACTAGATAGCGCCCCTCATATCCGGGTATGTCTTTCCACATTTCATCCATTCAATGCACCTCCGTTCCTAAAAAAGCAGGTGGCAGAGGAAGTACCTCCACCACCATCAATCGATCCTTTCTTTTAGGCAAGGAAGTCATCATCTACAAGCGTTGAAAAATCATCTGCTGCAGAGGTCTTTCCACCAAGTGGCTCTCCATCCTTAATTTTTTGAATATTACCCAAACCACAAGCAACACCTTTATTACCGTTTGAGTTAAAAGCATAGAAATTGAGTGAAACTCTACCATAGCAACCGCTGTACACTTCGCTGCGATCCATAATAGGTTTAACACTTTTATCTACAATCTGTGGAGCAGTTTTGCTATTGGCATTGATAAAATAATGCCCCTTATAAGCCTCATCATCACGCTCTACATCTCCGTCACGCAGTGGCAGTTTAATTGCCGCTTTGTTCGGTTTCTTTCCACCAAATTTAGCGATGCCTTCCTCAATGGCTGCATCCACTGCAGCATTTATAGCATTAATGGTTTCTGTATCGTCTTTGGGAATAAGCACAGATACGCTATATTTTTCTGCGCCACCGTTGATGGATACTGGCTCCCATCCGTGAAAATAAGAAAGCCTTGTGTTTACACCTGTAATAACTTTAGTTCTGTTTTCGATTTTACTCATAATATTAACCCTCCATAATTTCGTTAAATTCGTTTTTTGCATCAGCTACGTTCATCGCCGGTCTTTTATCCGAGTTAGGGACAAGAGTCGGCTTGCCCGGTGGTTTATAAATGAGGTTTCCTAGAATTTCCTCAAATTTGGTTTTACCCATCAATTTTTGCATCTCTGTCATAGGGATAAGGCTCTTACGATAAATGTCCTTATATCCGCTGATGACAGCTTTTTCTGCTACTGCATTTTCATCTTTATACTTTCGGACAGATCGACCTTCCACAACCTTAAAACCATGCCACTCTTTACCGTGATTGACTGCAGCGTCTGTCGCATAGGCAGTAATCTCATTCGCCCATTTGGTAAGGTCGGGAAGAATGGTTAGAACTTTTTCTATCTCACTATCTGTAAGTAACGGTGGTATCTTAAACTCCATCTGTGCCAGTTTCAGATTTTCATCTGCTCTAGCGCGACATCTGGTGGATGCTCTGCAGAAGGTACACCACGGGCCAGGCATATATTCACCTTCACCTTGATAGGCTTTTGCGGCTTTTGGTTTTAGTTCCTCTTCTGCCCAGGCTTTTAGTTCTTCTACCGGAACAGTCCATGTGCTGACATTTTCTCTTCGTGGTTGAAAAATTGTCATTGATATTTCTTTGATGTCGTATAGGCTGTCATAAATCTCTAAAGCGCCTAATGCATACAGTTTCATCTGTGGATTGTCCTCTGCATCCACTAGCACTCCCATACCATATTTGAAATCTACGATGTGAAGTCTATCATCTGAGATGATCACACAATCTCCTGTCCCAAAACCATCTGGAACATAACAAGAGAAGTCAAGACGTTGTTCAATAAGAACGATAGGATCTGTGCAAGACTTTCTTGCAAGTTCTACCTGCTCCATGATGAAGTCAACGTAGGCATCCGTGCATTCTTCCATTTCATCTGAATCATACTCTGATGTAGGCCTCTTACTTCTGATTCGAAGTGCCTTTTTTAGCTTGTGTTCAGAGAGGGCATGGGCTGCTGTACCTTCTTTTGCTGCTTCTCCATTTGTGTTTTCAAACTCAAGTTCAAGCCTTGCAGACGGTAAACAATGAAGCCATCTGTGTGATGAAGATGCAGATAATATTGCATGATTACCCATTCCCAAGAACCTCCGCATCTTTCAAGATGTCAGCATAATAAGCCTTATCAACAGCACTTAACTTGTCAGCACCATACTTCCCAATGATGCCCCGCACTTCAGCGGTAAAGCCAAGCTGACTTTTTTCGGCAAGTACCATTCTCACTTTTTCCAGCGAAATATCCGGCTCATTTGCTTTTTCTGTCTTTGTGGTAGGTGTTTCTTTTGGAGCAGAATCGCTATCTGCCATTGCATCACAAACCGCTTGTATGCTATCAGCAAGACTTCGCATATCATTTACCACATCAAGCAGTAACTTTATTTTGCTCAAGGTCATTTCCTCCTTTCGTCATCTCACAGATAGAGAGTTCCTCGATGCTGTCTCCAGGAATTACAATCGTTACACGCTGTTTTCCCCCAAGAAGGAATCGAAGGATGCGCTCCCTCACGGAAAAGTTACGGTAAGTAACAATCCCGCCTGTCTGTGGTTTCTTTGAAACACTAATTTTTAGATTGTGCTTCATATCCATCACCTCTTTCTAAAGGGCGCTTTTATTTGTTGCCCTCTACCTGGTAGCCTCAGGAGATACATAAATCTGACGGTTTAATAAAAAAAATGCCCAAGGAAGTTTTAAACCTCCAAGGGCATCATGCTTAGTTAGGGATTTTCAGTTTTTGACCGGTATAGATAATCGTTGATTTTAAATTGTTCAGTTTAACAATCTCTGTGTATCTTGTGCCGCTACCGAGTAGCTTGGCTGCAATTGCCCAGAGAGAATCACCTTTAACTACCGTATACTCTTTGTAAGTTGGTGAAGAGGTACTACCGGTGGGATATACAATCATACCATCGTTGTTGAAAACATAATAACCTGGGTTTTTATCAACCTGTGCCTTTGCATTGGAAAGGATACGATATGCACCAAGCTGTGATTTCGCATCTGCCCAAGTCTTTCTAACGCGGTAATAGCCTGTAGTCAGCTTTTCAGGATAGGTTGTATTTTCAGAGCCCCCAGCAGGTGGTTCATTTACTGAAAGTAACTTTTTGACCTCTGTTCTAAAAGTGTCCATACTCTTACCATGTCTTGAAAACCAATGTCTTGGATCAGCATGATTGGATGCAATCCCTCGTTGATACCCCTCATAGTGGCCGATAATCGTACCGTCAGCCATCGGGTCGAGTTTATACTCCTTACAAAGGTATGCACATAGCTCCACCGCTTCTTTATAGACAGCATTAAAATACGAGGCATCGGTCAAACCGTCCTCGCAGATTTCAAAGCCAATATGTGTGTTATTTGCATCGCCTCCAGCATGCCAACCTCTATGATTCCATGGTAGGGTTTGATAAGTTGCAATGG